CATGTCCAGGATTGCCATATTTTATCCCTGGATTGCCAACACCTATACCTTCGTAAAAATCGCCGTTAGCTTTCATTGTGTAATCCGTTGGAGAAAGTTGTTGATAATTAAGAGGAAGGAATCCTTCGGATGGCATAATCAATGTAGTCGGATTTGGATACAATGGGCCTTGACACCCACCAGCAAATATATTTGCGCCATGAGTAAATGGCCCATACACATGGTATGCCATAAACATAGCTGGAAGTTCAGAAAAAACGTTGCTTGCCATATAAGACCTATCCAATTGGTGGAGCAAAAACCTGTGGTGATTGTTCTATATACGGAACACCGAAACTGCTTTCTCTTTCCTTGAAGATACTAACTGTTACACGCGTACCTGGACTTAGATATCCAGGACTCGCTTCTTGCTCTGCGAGATTTCGTACTCGTGGCCATTCAGACACAAACATACCAGGACCAAAACGTGAAAATGTTTGTGGATCAAGATCGACATTGTTCAAACGTCTAATTTGATAAAATGGGCCTCCAACATGAGCGACTATAACCCCTAGCCCACCAGTTGGTTTTTCTATGTCCCATTTCCATCTATCCAACTCAAGAGTACCAAGTGTTTGCAGACCATCTTGGACAGAGCTACGTAAACCTTGTATTTCGAGATCTAGCTGGCTTGGCGCTTTACTGTACACATATGAAGTAGTAATACCATTTGGACTGAGTTGAACGTTTATCTGTTCTGGTCCTTCTCCTGCTCTAACACCAACAGTCGCTCTGCGTGGCCACGATGAATACACGTCATAAAACTGTTGATATATTGATAACAATTCGTTTTTCAACTCTTCGACGCGACTGTTTTGTGCTTCGCTGTTACCAGATTTTGCTTGAAAACTGTTGATGTATGTGATCTTAGCCCATCCGGGTTCGAGTATATCTTCTATTTGGTCAAAACTTTGAAACGGATCTGCTATGGTTAATAATTCTATCTCAAGAGCTAAAACTTCAGCCCTGCGATAACCAAGAGATTGAAATATTTGATCATCAGTTGGAACTATCAACTCTGGAGTATTGCTTTTTGGAAGACCAGCCGCTTCTAGTGTCAATGTTTCATGGACAGAAGCTTGATTGAGAATTTCACTAACTATTATCTCTAGTGTGCTGCGCGGTTGTTCTCTGATCTCATAACCACTTTTTCGTGAAATGATCTCGCCAGCATGGACAAACAATAGTTCATCCACCGTTAATGCTGGTGAGCGACCACTTGTTGCCACAAATCCAGTTGTAATGCCTTCTTTGACTTTTAGATTGATGATTCCAGTTCCACCAGCGCTAACCAATACTTCGTCCGCTGCAATTATCTGTCCAGACACCTGTAAATCACCAACATAAAAATTGACATCGTTTCCAAGCAAATTAGATACCCTTGAAAACTGTCTGGGAACTTCTGGATCTGACTGTAAAGCTATACTATACGACCCCTGTCGTGATAAATTTGGGGATTCCTCTATTGATACATTACACGAAACACTTTTGATGTCACAACCATACAACTGATATCTTTCAATCGCCATAACTACACCAAAATCAAGTAAGTCCGCGTTCTAGTATATCTACCTGTATTTTCATTAAACGAATCGGTATCTCCATTAAGAAGCCAGCTAGACGCAGTAATAAAGGCGTCCATCGTTGCTATCGTAGATCCATTTGATGGTTTAAATTCATTGTTTTCGCTAGTTAATGTAACGGTAATAACTTTTGACGTTTGGGTGTTCATGTCCTGAACTATTGGACCGAGGCTTCGTCCAGGTATAATGATTTGCGCTGAAACATCTTGTGGAAAATTAGTTTGAACTACTATCTGTGGGTCTGTTATATTTGTGCTAGTCCACGTATACGCAGTGCGAATAGCACCGGTTGTGTCATTGTAGGATGACGATATAGAGGTTGGAGTAGAAATCATCGTAACTCCACCTGGGAGAGATCCGTTGACTAAAGATAGAGCTAGAGACAATGCTGCCGAAGTTGATAACATAGATGCCCGCGAGTTACTCAGCCGAGTTGCGCTATCTTCTCCTATGCCAGCTATATCACAAGTAAGTCTTAAAGTATAGATACCTGTATCTTTTGAAAAGTCTAGATTGGCTTCGCATATCGTCTTTGCGGTTTCATCTTCGTCTACGGTCCACTGAAACGAAAATGTTACAGTCCCTGTTTGATGGTTGGTACCAATATTTTTCTGTGAAGGAGATGTGCCTAACGTTAGACTGCCAAAAAATGATCCAAGTTCATTTAATGTCTCGGTTCTGGCATTAGCATCTGTTGGTACAGCAGCTAACGCGTTATCTATCGCCTGACTCCCTCCTTTAGCTTCACCTTCTTTGATTCCGTAGATGGTACCATTATAACTAGCAGTAAACTGATCTGTAAGCAGAGCGCGATTAAAAGAAAATTGTTTCTCTGTATATGTTGTGTCAGAACCTACAACCCAAGATTCAATTACAGAATAATCGCCAGTTTTTTCATCAACAGAAACATTTTTTGTAAAAGACCCTCCTATGAATGACGTAGAACCAAGGGCTCCTGATAGAACGACCGGATCTAATGAACCAGTAGCATATATATCCACCCATGTTTTTGCATGCTGCCATGCCGGGCCAAGACTAACGCCATTCTCGTCATAACCTATAATCCCTTTTGCCTTAACGACATGTTTAGTTGTAAATGATGTACCTTGTGACCCCTCTACTTCTTCGAAAGTCCACGACTCAGAAGCGTCTTGAACAAGAGATGTTTCTAGAACATTAATGTCTTCTCCACTCGGAGCATTATTGAATCGTATCCAGTCGGTTTCAAGATTAACTACATAATTAGATCTGTCAACCCATTGATTTTCTTGAAATTCAATGCCAAGAACACGAGGATTGCATTTTACAACAGGTTGGCCACCAGCAGGTTGCCATTCAAGAGATTGTCCATCAGTTCTGAAGAGATATCGTAGCGCGTCTTGTTTACGCAGCAAACGATCAAAGTCGGCACCATCTGTCGCATCAACTGGTTCGTCTGGCGGATAGTCACTTAAAATCCAAAACGCATCGTTAATATCTGTGTAATTACCGCTCGGAGAACCTTTCCACGGCAAAAGTGTTCCGGCCAAAGACATATCATACAAGACACCAACAGTAGATCCGTCGGCTGTTTTCTGGTACGTCTTGTTGATGGTTATCAATGGTGCCGGTATTATTTTTTTGCCATCATACGAAACAGACATATCTTCCCCCTAATATCCGTGAACATACAAAATCGAATTACTATTCATAACTCCGGTTTCTGCAACGATAAAGAGAGTCATAGTTCCAGATGCATATCCGCTTATACCGAACAGAAACATATCAAGATCAGTATTTATAGGTTGATTGCCTATGGAAACAAGATTTATGTCTCCACTAATAGTAGTTGAATCCGGTGGACTGCCAGACAGAAAAAGATCAAGGCCACCCGAAACTCCCGAGAAGACTTTGGTGAAAACTGACCATTCGCCACGATCAGCATTCCACCCAGGAGTAACGACCCACCCAGGATATTGTTCTATAAAGAGGCTAAAGCTACCTGAGTTTGTTGGACCTGATCGTATAAATAGACCAATAGATGATTCTATCGATCCTTCAACTCTTAGAAATACCGGCCAGTATCCACTGACTGGACTTGTTTCTTCTTCCGTTTTAACGAAAGCTGGGAAATAAGATGCGAACTCTGGAGGATACACTACGTCCAATCCCGAGTTCTGTATAAATAGATTCATTTCCGCAGCAGGAATTCCAACGCCCGACGTTGTCGTTCCGTATACTTTGAGATCTAGGCTGTCGTTGATTGAATCGCTAAGCCCTTTGAGCATCATGCTCCATGATGATATAACGCCAGAGTTGGCTATGTATAGATCCATTCCTCCGCTGATTGGATTTGGTCCAGATATAAACAAATCACCGCTAGTTGAGATAGCATCTCTTCCACGAGAGTATAGTGTTAGTGATCCACTTTCAGTTAGATGCCCTGTTGTGTGTAAGTCTAGGGTACCACTAATCTGTGTGTAGCCGCGTATAAATAAGTTCATTGATGAATCAATTGGATCTGCTACCTTCAAAAACAGATCTAGTGAATCACCAAAAGGAACTTGAATAAATAAGTCCATCGATCCGGACGATGGTTCGTGACCATTGATATAAAAATCTATAGAACCACTTGCTTGATCAAATCCGTGTTCAAAAAGATCGAGTGATCCACCAGCAGGCCCAAGCAAAAATAAATCGAGACCACCGCTTACAGATGGAATCTGGTCTATGTCTATGTCACGTATTTGTCCGGTTGCGTTAGAATAGATTGTTTCTATTGTAGATCCATCAAGATTGCATTGGGTTATAGTATCTGTTGATGCATCGTTAGTAAAAATTACTTTATCGTTGACGGTGTCTATAACCAAGCCACGAAGCTGTGTATATCCAGTTGTGACAATGCCCGTGACACTGCTTCCGTCTAGCCCAGCCCTAGCAACCCTGTCTGTCGTACCAGTTTGAACCCAAAATATAAAACCACTTGCTTCGTGGATGTCTATGCTTTGAAGTCCTGCTTGCGAAGAAACAATAGACGATAAACTGCTGCCGTCAAGATTGCATTTTAGTATTTCGTTTGTACCCTGATTGTTAATAAACAGCTTGTTATTAGTCTTATCTATTGCAACAGAAATGGGCAGATTGAGACCGTCAGCGCCGGAAGCTATAATGGTAAAATTACCGCCAGCAGCATCTACCCTGTATACTTCATCAGTTGTATAATCGGCTACATAGACATGTTGATTAGTGCGATCAATAGCCACGCCAAGAGGCTGGCTGACTCCATCTGCGCCGGAAGCTATAACTTCGACACTAGATCCATCTAGATTGCATCTTTTAACTTCGTTGCTTCCTTGGCTTGTAAAATACAATTTTCCATTTGATGTATCAACAGCTACACCGTATGGATTATTCGCGTCTGTGGTTAATTCTGTGACGCTTCCACCAGACAGACCAGATGCTTGAATCCTATCTGGTAGTAAGTCTCCCCAATATAATTTCCTGTTGTCAGCCGCCACTTTACTTCCTTAGTTTATACCAAGCCATCAGCTATGGACCTAGCCGTTTGTGACAATTCTGCGTTTCCAAGTTCATTAGCCAGTTGTCTCAATGCTACTTGCACTTGTTTTTTAGCAACAACAGTTGCAACTTCTTCAAATTCACCAGCGAGTTCTTCGACACTTCGATCTAATCCTTCAACATTTATTTGCAGTGTTTGGATAGCTTCTAGTCTTGCCGTTAATCCTTCTGACAACGCTTGCTGTGTCTTTGCTAGCTCTCCACTTAGCGATTGTAGATTGCTGTTGTTTGAAGCCAAAGCTTCGGAGTTAGCCGTGGTTGCATTACTAACATCGTCGAGACCTTCGATTTCAACAGACCCCTCAGTGGTTTGTTGCTGTCTTTCTTGTGGTGACAATTCTGAAATTTTGGATGTTAATGCAGTAATAGCTTCGTTTTGTTGTCTAAGTGCTTGCAGGTTTTCTCTGTTCACGGCAACTGATTCGCTAGTAATATTAACTAATTCATCTGAACCGACAGGCGATGTTGTTTCCGGACGAGTATCAATAATCGCTGTTAGTCCTGCAAGCCCATTTGATAGTCCCTCGGCAGCAAACGCAAGTTCTTGTGTACCTGCACGCAATGCTTCTCCACCAGCAACAATGCTTGAAGCAGTTTCTTGTGTAGCCTGAGACGCTACTGCTAATTGACTGGCACTTTCCGACACGTCCGTAGCTGATGTTGGAGCGATTCTTCCTGTGTCTGTTGTTTGGATTTGTGGGATAGCTGCCTGAACAGAAGCAGTCACTGCTTGTGAAATCGATGATTGAAGTTGTGCTTGATCGACAGCCGATGTCTGGTCAGTTGTCGCTGGCCTTTGATCTAATGCGGCACCAAGACTTTCTATGTCGATAACTTGTTGTTGCGGTATGTTTTGTAGCTCTTGTCTCAGGGATTCTATTTCTGGCCCAAAACGCTCTTCGAAACTTGGAATATTTCTTTGTTGTGCTGTTTCAACATCTGTCCCGCCTGTTTCTATAGCAGCCCTTATCGCTGCTGCACGTTCCGCACTTGTCTCTGCTTCAGCAGCAGCAGTTCTTGCAAGATTTGCCGATGCCGACGCAGCAACCTCAGATGCTCTAAATTCTGATCTAGCAGCCAGTTCTTGTCTAGTGCCCTGGTCTATAGCAGCCAATGCTGCTGGTGGTGTATTTTGTGGAGTAAATTTACCAGTAAGTAGGTCTTCGATGTTCTTTGGAAGATTTTTGATATTTCCAGCAAATTCTCCAGACGCTTTGGCGGCTTCAAGTTGTTTGTCTATAACCTCTTGTAGTGCTGTCTCGAAAACTTGTGACTCTGGTATTGGCAATAATCCTGATTCGTCTCGCTGGCGAACTATGCGTGCTTGAGCATCTTCAAAATCTGCAAATAATGACTGTATGTTATCTACACCAAAAGCAGCCCTATTTTGTTCAATAGTGTCTTGTGGTGTTTTTGCTATAGATGAAGCTATCTCTCCGGTATTGAGAATACGGACATCTCTTACTCCAGGTTCGCTGACACTAATAATCTGACCTCCAGTGCCAGCGGTAAGACTTTGAGTCACTTTGTCTGGAGTCAATTGAATTCCAAGAGAAGAGATTAATTGTTGTGTGGCTTTGGCATAAGCGTTGACATTTTCTCCAAATTTATCCACTGCACCTTCAAAAGTTATTGGTTGATCTTTAAGATCTGTTGCACGTAATAGTTCGTCTACTTGTACATTTTTCAAACTATCTTGCAATTCCTGTCTTAGAAAAGAAAGATCGAGACGTAATTGTTCTGCGCCAGGTGCCTGTGTGTCTATGTTTGATATTGCTCTATCAACAGCTTCTAATGACTCTTGGGCTATAAATTTGAATCTAAGGAACACTTCATTAGCAGCCTGGAACTCAGCCGCAGCTTCCGGTATATTGGCCGCATTTGTAGCAATCGCTGTTTGTAATTCGCTTGTGGCTTGAGCGGCTCTTTGAGCAGCAGACGAATACTGTTGGAAAAACTGATCAGATCCAGCTAATGCTAGAGAGATATCTTCCACTTGTCCAATGAGATCTGTGGAACGAAAATCTATTCTACCGAAATTACCAAGAGAATCAATTTCACCAAGAACTTGATCAAATGCATCAGCTATACCAGCCTCACTTATTCGTCCAGCTAATGTTTCCAGCCTCAGAGATTCTCTTTCTAGACCAAAGTTGACTGTTTTTAATGCATTTTCTAGAATTGTTTTAACATCTGACGATACCGTATCTCCAATACCGCCAAGTTGACCAAGCAACGATTTTTCTATTTCGCCGAATACATCTTCTTTTGGAACTATGTTCTTAGCCAATTCAGACGTAACTCTTTGTCCAGCAGCCTGAAGTCTTGCTGCAACTGACGGTGGAACATCTCCAAGAGAATCTACGAACTTGCTGATAAATTCTTTGACAAAAACAGAGGGATCTGCTTGTGGATCTTCAAGATTAACAGCCTGCTCAAATTCAGCGCGAGACGCAGAAAATGCCCTGGTGAGTTGTGTGATTGCTTCTCTGAAGAGAACAACGTCTTGTGTTTGTGAACTCAGTTCTCCAAATGAATCTCCCAGCAAATTTGTTAATGCTGTAGGATCTTTGAGGAACCCAGTTATTGCTTGATCAGATATGTCGACGCCTAAATCTGGAGCCTGTAGTGTATCAATTGATCCAGCAAGAGCGTCAAATGCACTTATATTTGCGTCGATACTAGTAACTGTTCTTTTGACAGACTCAGACAATAAATCTAGTTGTGAAGCAAGTTGTCCTGGTACAGAAATCTTTGCTAATCTAGCAGCAACATTTTCTGCTTGTTCTGCGAGTTTTTGTTGCGCTGCTTTTTGACGTTCAGCCGAAGCTTGAGACAAAGCTGTTACTCGTGTTGCCTGACCAACATTGGCTATAATTCTATCGGCTATCGCGACAGCAGCTTCTCTTGATGCACCTGGAATTTCAGCTAGCGAATCTATGAGCCCCTTCCTGAAATCTGTGCCAAATTCTCTTACTGCACCAGTAAAGATTTCGTCTATTGTTGATCCTGCGTTCTTGAGTGCTTCATCAATAAATTTAGTGGCATCAATAGTTGGATCAAACAATCCTCTTTGACCGGAAACTAAATCAGATAAACCTTTTCCAGCTTGTGTAAAAAATTGTCCTATGCTTTGTTCTCCGGTATCTGTATCTCTGAATCTATCTGCTGCTTCACGAATCTTGTCGAGTATACTTGTGCCAAGAGACTGTATCTCCTGCTCTATTCCATCGTCAATATTGATTTCTATGGCTCGAATTTGGCTTGCTGCTTGATCGACCTTTTGTTTAATCGCGTCTGTACCAATTTGTCCAGCAGTGTATATGCCAGCAGCTAATAGACCACCTATACCAAGAAGAGCACCACTGAGACTGCTAAAGAGACCCTTGCCTATAGCTGAAACACTTTTTCCTGATATCAATGATGCCCCAATTGATAACGCCGCAACAGTTTTGGCAAATTCAGCGGCAAGTTCGGCAGATGAGTTGCCTGCTTCTTTTGCGCTATTTGCAAAAGAATCAAGCGCAGGTATCGCTAAGCCAAGAGCGGCAATTTGTCCAAGTTGAGATTTAGCCAAAGCTACAAATCCAGAAGCAACTCTTGATGCAGCCCCAGCAGAAGCAGCGCCTACGCCGGTTTGATTTACGGGACCAACAAAACCTGCTGGCTTTAAGTTTTGTGCATTAAAGTTTGCAAAACCTGCCAGTCTAAGACCGGCGAGTTTTGTTGATGCTGTAGCAAGTGCTGTTATCGCAACTGTTACAGCTTTGATTCCAACTGCTGCTAATGTTATTTCTGTCAGTATCGGTATAACAGGAGAGATAGCGGTTATAAAGGCTGCTGCACCAGTAGCAGCTTGTGTAAATCCTTGAATCAATGGAATAAAAACTGGTTCAGCTAATGTCTGAAACAATTCAATAAATTTAGCACCAACAATGTCTAGTTGAGCACGTAGCGTAGTCAATCCTTCTTCAGCTATACGATTGAATTCACCATCAGCACTTCCTGCAACACCAAGTGCTTCGTCCAATTTGTCGACACTATCTGTTAATGCCAAGAAACGGCTAACTTGTCGTCTACCAGCAACTCGTGTTGCAATTTCTACCTTTTCTTGAGTCGTACTTACTTCTTCTAGTGCTTGTGAAATTTGTCTAATGGCTGGAATAGCGCCAACAAAATCGCCTGTCGGAGATATTAGCTCTATTCCACGACCCCTCAAGAATTCTAAAATCTTAGGATCAGCTAATCTTGACGACAAAGTCTTGAAAAATGTTCCAACGGTAGTTGCGCTTTCACGAGTTTCTTGTCGAACAATTGCTAGAGCAGCAGCAAATTCACGGAATGTTCCACCGACAGCAGCAAATGCGGCTCCACCACGAGAAAAACCTTGGAACAAATCTTCTGCTGTTGCTGCGTATTTATTTCCGACCTTGGTCAAAACGTCAAAAACTTCTACAACACCAAGAGATTCTTGTTCGAACTGGTTTTGTACGGCAAGCAATCCTTCAACAGCAGATTCAATAGATCCAAAAGTTGGAGTCAGCGGTACTTTAGACAACGCCTCTATTGCTTCTGTTAATTTAGCACCACGTATACCAGCTTGCGCTAATGTTTTGGTTGTATTTGCTATTTCTACAGCCGACGTACCAGTGGCCACGGAAAGATCTATGAATTGTTGTTTTAGTCCAGCAATTTCTTCCGCCGATTGACCCGTAATCTGTCTAACCCTAGTAACAGATTCGTCGAACTCTATAACTGATTGTGTAGCTTCTCTAAAACCTGCTATGGCCGCAAACGGTATCGCCGTAGCGGTAACGAAAGCCGCATATCTTTTGCCAGCCAAACCTATTTGTTGGGCGAAATTGTTGGCGCTAGCTGCACCTTGCTTTGTAGCAGCGCTAGCTTGTCTTGTTGTCTGAGCAAGTGTGTTGTTTGATTTCGATACTTTTTCGTTGGCAGAAGCAACTTGATTCATTGCCTTAGCCTGGGCGGCGGCTGCTGCAACTGCTTGAGCACTAGCGGCTTTAACACCACCACCAGCACCACCAGCAGCAACAGGTATATTGCCAGTAACAGCAGTTATTTGCTGTTTAACTTGCTCTAGGCCAATGACATCTTTGATAGCAAGATTGACATCGAGAAGAAAAGCCGCCATTCACTACACCACCTTACGAAGCTTTTGCTGTTGCTTTCTTTTTCTTGTTGCTTTTGGATTTCTTGGGTTTATTGGTGGTGATCGGTTTGCCTTCATCATCCAAAAATGGTTTTGGATCTTCCACGACAAAACTTCCGTCATCATTAACAAGAATACCGTTTTTATCAACTCTTCGTCCTTCTTGATCTATGAAGTTTCCATTTTCGTCTATTAACTTGCCTTCAAGATCAACAAATTTTCCTTCTTGATTCGTCAATCTCCCTGACTTGTCCATAAACCCATGATTGATCAACCATTTATTTTCATACAACGATTCGGTAATATCACTATCTAAGCCATAGACCATTTTAGCTAATTGTTTGGATGTGTCTATTGCAGCAGTGCTGTCTCCACGATCCATGTAGTCATCGTAGTCTACAAAAAACGGTTTCCCATCCTCTTCCCACACAACACATTTAACCATGAGGAAACCGTACCTGTAGATATCCGCGACCGACTCGACAGTAACAGAGTCTAGCTGCTGTTTCTTGTTATAAAGATTCATCATCTTTTGTCGTAGTTTTGACATCTCTAGTGCAAGTTGACGCGCCTGGGAAAGTTTTATACCACCTTTTTGCAACGCCAATTCTATTGCGCGAATCCTGATTCCATATTGCTGCATATTGGATACATCAGCCTGACTCCATAGACCTGTCTTTTCCATGTATTCGTCAAGTTCTGATCTAAGCAAAAGTCTCTCTTTGTTTTCAGCGCCTTGTCGAATCAAACTCGATACCTTCAAATTGTAGTGCATATTGGCTTCTTGCATAATCTTGTGTCCAGGTCGTATAACCGCAAGTTTAATCTTGTTACCATGATCATCGAGCGTATTGACGATTTCTCGTTTACTTAACATTTCCTTTTTCCCCTCCAAAAATAGTCCTGTATCCTACAAACTGGATGCTATGCAAATCCAACTCGGCATCCAAGGCACGAATCTGTGCATTGCCACGATTCAAAATATTTGTTCGTACCTGTTCCCATTTGTCTCTGCGCGCTTTTTGAATATCGGTTAGTTGTTCTTCTGGTAATCCATGTCCCCATTCATCGCCAAAAGCCAACTCAAATTCAGATATTGCACCGATAAACGATGTTTGAAGTTTTCTCGTTATAATCTTTTTCAGTCTACCGACAGATTCTGCTCTCATACGATCCCTAGACTGTTCTTGCTGTATTTTTTGTAGCCTATGAAGTTTATTAATCGCGTCTTCCATTTTTTCACTTCTTCAAAACATGTTTCCTCAGTTGACCAACCGCAATTTCCCTCATCTCTTGTTGGCTGTCTGGCATATGTTGTTCTTTAATAGACTTATGTTGATCTATGAGTTTTTGTTTTGATTTGATTGATTGTCTTGTTGTTGGATCATTCATGGCATAAACACGTTCTGCTCCCTCTTGATCTGCAACGATAAAACATTCTTGTCTTCCGCCCTTCCTCTTAGAAGTACTAATGTGGTCGTCCGAAGAACTCTTTTTGGATCTTTCCTCTATTTTTTCGCCCTGTCTGATAAACCATGAATCTAGAAGATCGTCATCTTCAACAACAAGACTCTGTGGGCGATCATATGATTCATAGACGTTGTCATATACGCAAGACCAACTGACTAGCTCTCTTTGGTTATCAGTAAGTTGTGCCATTGGTTTACCAAAAAGATCTCCAGTCTTTTGTGATGCAACCCATATCGATCTCCAATAGTTCGATCTAGCGATATACCTAATAGTCTGAATATTTATGTGGCTCGTCCTAAAAAACACGTTGCATAAATTATTGATAAGTCGAATATTATCGTAATTTTCAAATATGTCGTCTGAGGCCCAAAATCTATCTCCGGTTTCTAGTGTCGTTATTCTTCCGATCAAAAATCTTTGACTAGCAGTAAGAGCATGATTCTCTGCTGTATGCTCCAGCAATTCCTGCCGTTTAATGATTCTCTGTATCAGTACTGATTCGGCACGACGCAAAAGGGTTCTAGCTTTTTCCAGTTTTGACACCACAAAGAGTAAATCAAGTAAACCTCTTTTTATTTTGCGAATGTCGTCTCTGATGCCAGCTATTTCTTGTTCTTGTTTCTCTGACCACCGACCAAGTTTGATAAAATGATCAATAGCCTCTTTTTCGTCTGGCATTCCAGAAGAACGAGCCTCACGGAACGCTTGCGCATAAATACGAGCCGATTTTGCTTTTTCTTGTTTGGTGGGATTACGAAGGACAAGAGTGATCGACTGACCTTCAGAAAGGCGCTCTCGAACCTCTATTTCATCACTAGAGATGATGTCTACCAATCGCTCTATTTCCGACTGGTTCATTATTCCTCGCGTCCCAGACCAAATTTACAGTGGTACTGACTATCCCCTTGCTATCCTCATGAGTTTATACACAATTTACAAAAAAAGCCGAGTAGCCTAAAGGCTACCCGGCATGCTATATTGCTATATTTTAACAGTTGGCTAAATAATTCTATCTAGATACTGAAAAGCATATACGTTCCACCATGCATCAAATAATGCGTGGTGCTTACCAGCAACTAGTCCAGCAGTTTCTACATCCACGGAAATAATTTTCATTTACATTCTCCATATCGCACAAAACCAATGAGTTCGCCTGTCTCGTCGTCTATCTTCATGGCTATCAAATCTTGATTGCAGACAGATAGTATGCCGTTGATGACACCTATAGCCCGCAAACGTTTGTCTGACGAAACCTGAATATGTTTGGAGTCAGCAAGTTCGTCGCTAACGCTGACACTATAATTAAAAAATCGCTGTATTGCCTGATTGTCAAGATCTAGACAGTCAGTCAAAAACGACAAAACATCGTTTGTTATCATCTGCAATTCTCCTTTTTTAGTCTTTTTTGTCGTGCGCGATGTCCACAATATGGACATTTTTGACCAGGATGTACCAAACACGCATCACAGTACCAACACCAAAATGTACCAGACTTGCTACGTCGAGACATACTCCTGTTTGTGTCCCAATCTTTTCTTGTCTTCTTGCCCATGTATTATACCAAACCATTTAGATATTCGGCGATAATATCGCCGTGACAATCTTTTGGTTTACAAAAACATCCTAGACGTTTACCGCGCAATGCCAGAACTCTATCCATAAATTCAGAATCTTTTTTCAATCTATCATAGAAATAGTCTTTGAATAATGCGATGGCTCTTGATCTTCCTCCGTCTCGATATGAATTGAATGGATTGCCAAAATACCCATCTTGGCCATGACCAGCACGACCAATGTATATATCGTAATAACTTCGACGAATATTTACTACGGTTGTTTGGGTATTATTTATTGTTGTCATTTTTGTGTTTAAAAAACTCGACTTGTCGCAAACGCTCTTGTGCTTCTTGTTTGGTTGGATAACACCCTAGATTCTTACCTGTCTTGCTAAAAACACACCACCTGTTGCCCTGTTTTCGTACAACAGCGCTTGTTTTTTCTAGTGCGTCTTCAAGTATTTCGTTAAACTGGTCTCTGATACTACCCATTATCCATACCTCCCACCTTGCCTAGAAATATGTGGCGGTTTTTTAATTGGCGGAAAACGCTCCTTGATTGCCTTGGCTGGTTGTCTTAACCACTGATCTTCTCTTTCAGGGGTCCATGGATTTGGATCTGAAATAGAAGATAGAATCTCTTCGTCGACTTGTTTCGGTTTCTTCAACTTTTGTTTCTTGTCTGACATGCGCTATACATCCAAATGGCGACGGGCGGATTTGAACCGCCCATCACACGACTAAGCCCTAAAGCACTGCGAAAGACGCGTTCTGTTTCGTCGTGTGCTACCACTGCAACTCCCCAACAAAGTTGCTCGTCGCCACGTTTTATTGATCGCCGAAGCTTGCTATATTACTACGATTTACAATGACTGTTGGACCCGTGACATTTTCTATCCCGATAAGAGGATATCCGTCTTCGAGGCACATATTCAGACATATTGTGATACTACCAATAGTCAGACATGTACCTTTTTGTCTTACGAAAAGTTCAAACGCAGATCGTTCGTGTAATTCTACTTGACCACCAATCGCAAAGGGACCAATCGTAGCTTTTGTCCTAGAAGCACATCCAGAAAAAACAACCAACGACAGACACAAAGCTAATGCAACTAGGAACTTTTTCATGTCCCTTCCTTTCTCTACAAACAAACATCTCCATTTGACCTAATTTTTGTATCTTCATATGGAGCGACTACCCGTCTTTGGAACTCTGCTTTGGCAGATTCTATAGCACCAATGATTGTGTTTATTCGAGCGTAATTAAGAGTATCGCTATTTGCATCGCACAACATTCTGGCTAGACGGAAAATAGTGTAGTTGAGGCGTCCACATAAAACGTCGTTTGAGCAATTATCAAATTCTGCGCTAAGGTGGGCCAAATATTTGTCTATGTTGGGACGATCATTCTGTTTGATGTATGGCATTTTTTTCTCTCCTTCATGGTGTCGTTTTTGGCGAATCTTGGTCTTCGTTTCCTGTTCTTGGTACTATTGGTGTTGATTGAGAAGATGTTTTGGTTGTTATTGACGGTACAGCATCGTCAATGGTCTCAAGTCGTTCGATCAACTTCGTTAGAACATCAAATAGTTCGCTGAACGCAACCTTGTAATGCTTGCGCTCAGAAGTTATTCGTACCTGATTAAGCTTTGTCTTAATGTCACTCAGATTCATCTTTCTTCTCCCTAAATACGTCTTCTAGCATCTTGTCTCTTTTTTGTCGCATTTCTTGTTCGCTCAAACCTATTCCCGTACAACTTTGTATGTGTCGTTTAAAGCAGTCTAGTATTATGCGATGATAGCACCTTGGACATCTTCGACAACATGCCTCCGGATGTCGTGGCGACTCTGGGTTTTTGTGGCAGGGACACACACATTTCACTACTCGTTATACCTCCTGACGAGCAGTCTACTAACGAAAAATTGGGGCCATTAATATGGCCCCGTGCGCATGAACGGCGTAACCTACACCTGCTCATTGGTTTATACACTTTCTTGGCTTGGTTTTGCTTGACCAGTAAACATATACCGGTTTTTGTGCTTTTGTCGCTAGCCAGACCGTGTTTTTTGTTCCCCTGGAAATGCCGTCCCAAAATGCTATAACAATATCGCATTCCTCAACTATCTGTTCGTTGCGTATAGGCCCAGCACTTTTTCCGTGAGTTGCCCAATCTGGTAAAAATTCTTTTATTGGAATTTTAAATTCTTCAGCATATTGCTTTGCTAGACTGTCGGCTCCTTTGGCTCCACCGCTTACAATACTGTAGCTATTCGGTATTCCTTTTGTGTGTTTATACAGTATTGCTTTTAAGAAATTGTAGTCGTCAAATGTTCGTGATCCAACAATAGCAATTTTTGTCATCGTTAACTCCAAAGGCGTCTGCGTATATTGATTATCTCAATCAGTTTTTCATTCAATGTAGCTTCTAGTGATTTTGCATACGAAAGTCTTCTTCTCATACACTCAGTGAGTGACTCGTTTGGTTTTCGTTCCAGTTCATCATTGGTGTCAGCAGTCAGATACGTATTTGTCCACCAATCAAGAAGTTCTTGCATCTTTTGTCCAACTTCCGGTTCATGCTCCCATTGTGCAAGACCATCTTCTTTTTCGACATAGTCTTTCAGAATTTGAAACATAGAGTGAGCCAACAGTTCATCTCTATCGACCCATGTCGGTGGTAGTGTTTTAACTGTAACTCTATTATACTTGTGCCACAACTTGCATTTTAATCTATACCACCAATCATGAATAGACGCCAAATTAAAATCCATCTCATTTCTCCTATACTACCACCCTGGTTTAGCCTTGATCTGTCTAGCAATCGCTATAACATTATCTGCCGCGATAGATCTTTGCGCTTTACTGACTCCAAATCCAGCTTGTAAACCACCATGGTTTATTGGAATAGATGGAATCATTGCGTCTCTAAGTAATTCAACGGCACTATACAACTGATCTAGAAGTTCTTTGTTAACAACTTCCTCGTTCGATTTGTATATAGGTGCTTTAGGCTTTGCCATCGACAATTTCTCCGTCTTCAATAATCACCTGACATTCTTCGCCCTTCGAAACACGTTCTATCCATACTTGAGCATCAGCCTTTTGGGCCATATCGGCAATCATTTTTAAGTTACCAGAATCAAGCATCGAGCCTTCCCTGATAAGCAATACCTTTAGTTTTGGATTCATAGCTAATCCCATAGCAACAGAAATCTTCAACTTCTGTGCCGTTGAGCATTGATCGAACGGAATTCCGTCAAAGACAACTTCGTCGCTATCCATACCAAGTTTTTTGATTGGAAACTTAGCGTCTGCCAATTTCTTTTGTTTTGTCTCCTTGATGTCATCTAATTTGCCGCTTAATTCTTCTGACTGTTTGCGTAGTTTTTTGAGTCTGTCGCCAAGATCTTGTCGATTTTTATTGGCTCGTACTTTCTTGTTAGTATCTTCGGCATGCTGAATCTGCTCTTCCAGCTTCTGAACATCTTGTAGTTTACTTGTTTTAAGCTGCGTCTCAAGAGACTGAATTTCCTTGGACAAAACCTTCGCACATGATTGCAACTCAGCTATTTTAGCCATAGTCGTCGCAAGACGTTCTTGGGTCTGCTCCATCGTGCTTTGTAAGCTGTTGATTTGATTATTGTGTGTAATCGCCTTGGATAACTCTGATGATAGCCGAGAAACAGAGACTTCTTCGGCAGGAACATTATCATGTTTTTCTGTGGCATCAAACTGTGCTCTTAAATCTTTCCCTTGTCGATTCACGTTAGCGCGTTCTTCAAACACCTTTTTGTATTGAGCGTCCAAATCAGAAAAGTCCAAACCAACGACTTTCTTGAGAGTTTCAATACGACGTTTTGCGTCGAGACGTGAAAACTCAAGTGGATCAAACGTAAGATTTCCAATAAGCTGATCTAACATCGCCTGTGGACTAGCAAATGTTGCACCATCCTTATTTTTAACGACTACACGAGTACCTTTTTCAGTAAATGTACGTGTTACTTCGATTTCACCAAGATCAACAACAATTCTGGCTTTTTTTTGTCCATTACGAATTGGTTTACTTGGAATGTTTGCCTGACCACCAAGTGCATACTCTATAGAATCTAGAACAGATGTTTTACCCTGTTCATTATCTCCACCAATAACAATAGTAGAACCGTCTGGTTCAATTCTGACTGCTTTGAGATGTTTTACGTTCTCGGCTTCAAGAGCTACTATCTTCATCGTATTTCTCCAGATATTTGCGCGATCCCAATCTACAAATCGACTACATATAATACGCCTGAGAAGACAAGATATCTACAAAAATCCATAAAAAAAACGGGCGACCAGAAGTCGCCCGTCAACCGGAAATGCTTATCCGGGGAGTATCTTGTTTGTTATAGGCCAGCGGGATCTTTACTGTGTGTCACTGTAAGATTGTTAAAGTTGCTGTAGTTATAGGTCACTGTCGCGTTACCGCCACCAGCATCACCACCGCCATAAGTAATCGACGCAAGCTTATTTTTAGATCCAAGACTGAGTCTCGTTGTGTCGTTCATTAGAATATCTATTGTCTGATTTGTGAGGTTTGTTTGTTCTGCCTTGGCGTCAATTACGTCACCTTCTGAGGTTGTGGTTTCTATTGCACAAGTTACCTCTGTCGGGAACGATACAAAACGGTGATACGGGCCTCTACGACCAAGTTCGAACAGTTCGTCCCGACCAAGATCGACCGATATTGTAACGGTCTGGATGTGAGCAGGAAACGCTCCGCTGACTTCTACGTTGTTTCCAGAAGCATCAATGCCTGGGATCTCTGTTGGCCAAAGACTAACAGATCCAGCGGCACCAGACCCCATAATAACATCTTCTCGTTGCTGTACACCACTAGGAGCAGAACTCGTGCCGTCAAATCCTACTGGCGAAAACCACGTTGCGGCAGCAAACCATTCTTTGTCGTTACCTACTAATGTAACATCTTCTGTCGAGCTACCTTCGACATTCAGGGTATATGTTAGAGACGAAACATACAGTCCCGAAAGACCAACGGTTTGAACAGGAACGCCACTTGCATTATCTTGAGAGTCTGAATAAATATTTAGAGCACCATATGCCCGCTCATTAGACCGTCCAACAAGAGTTGCCGACGTTGCCTGTTGCGTGGCCATGTGATACAGTAGTGGAGCGCCATCAAGAACCTTTTGCGCGGTCAATTCGATATCGGGAATACCCTCGATATTCTCGTATAGTTCAAGCTGACCTAGTTCAAATATCTGTTCCAAGTTAAAAGTAGTGTTCAAACCAACAGACTGCACACCACTGGCAGTCAAGAACCCAGATGGATCGCCCACCCCATCAACGACATCGTGTGGGGCTAAGCCAAGAGCCTGGATCGCGTAGAATACACGATTATTCGTAGCCATAAGGTTACACTCCCCTTTCTAAATCTATCCAACCACTTTTTTATACACCACAGGAATTAAATTCCACCAAAATCTATCTCAACAGTCCAGGTAACTCTCGCTCTAAAAAGCTTAGAATTAACCGAATTGATCGCTCTAGCTTTAGAATCCTGAATACGAATTTTTTGACCAGGAAAAGCAGATGCCATATTGGGCCAATTTGTTATGCCGGTAACAACATCTCCGTATTCATCAAACGGCCAAGTGATTTGATTCAAATCTGCCATCACAAATGATGTCCTACTTTGAAAATCAAGCCAATCTTTTAACAGATTTCTGTCTCCTGGATTGCCAGCGAAAATATGTAAATTGATTATTCTTGTTTTTATTTGACCGCCGCCAAGCTGCAAACCACGTTGCCACCCGTCAACTTCTTCAATGAAAATAGCTGGCAACCATGCCTGATGTTCCCGTGTCGGAGTGCCAGACGGAGTAAGGTCTTGCTCGAATTCCTCTAGCGCATCTAGCATTATTTCTTTAAATTCGGGATTGTCCGCAAACGAGACATATACTTGTCTGGTTGAAAATTCTGCCTCAATAGTATCGTTTTGTGGTTTGTCGAAAATAATACGACCATTCTGGTAATCAACATGATGCCCGAATGTTCCACCTGATGCTCCAATCTGCGAATAAAATGTACCACCAACATAAACACCGGAAACTCTGAATGGCTGAATTTCTCCAGACGGAACGGTGATGCCGCTTTCCCACACCCATTCGCGTCCTGCGCCCTCCCAGACACGACCGTCTTCGTATCTTGGATCTGGTACAGAATGTAATTCAGCTTCTGTATCATCATAATAACTGTCTTCGCCGCGCTGAACAATACCAAACGCGCCGTTATTCAACATTGCCCAATCGATCCACCATTTGATGTTATATAGAAGCTGGTCGGTAAGTTCATAACCTCCGAACCCACCAGTGTTGATTCCCTTAAACTTTAAAGCACACATTTTTCCCCCTAAACATTTGCCATCACGATTTTTGCTGCTTGTTGTGCTATATTTGGTTGGCGTATAGCAAATTCTATGAAATTAGCCCCTGCACCACCACGAACAATTGCCGGAAGCACATATCCGCCGCCGCCACCAAGCTTTTCTAGATCTACCATTATTGCTCTGCCACTTCTAGACACCTTCTCTATACGTGCATCTATTCCAGACCCGCCTTCACCCAAAAACACTATCTCGTAAGCTGCTTGCCCGATATCTATTGTTGGATCAATAAGTAGCCACTGCATTACTGGAATGGTTATGTTTGATGGACTGGAAACATAACTGGCTCCAGGAACACTAAAAAACTCGGCATAATCAGTGGACACAGCATTTATCTTGACTATCCCACCAGTATTTGATGGTTGAGTTATAAGAGTAACAGACTTACGTATAATGTCGGACATAGCATCGACCATCTGATTTGCTGTTGTATCAGACATACCAAGGTGCGCTGGAAGATCATCTCCACCTCCACCGCCACGTAGTGCCTTAGCGACTTCTGTCGATTCAAAAGAATAAACCAATAGATCTCCCAATTTTTGTATTATCTTTGACGCATTAAATGCTATTCTTGCAAACCATTCTTTGGTTGCTCCATCAACAACGCCTTTGCGAAGCTGTGTATCGAAATTTGCTCTTGGTTGTAATGAAAAGCCAGCCATGCCAACACCTATCTGTCAATCAATTCCCAAAATGAAATACAATATCTGCTTTCCCGTAATCCTATCATTATCGGCGCTTTTATCATTCTTACTTTCAGAGATAACGTACCTTGTATGTCATAGTTTGCTATAGCTGTTTTGGCGCGTACAAGATCGTCGAATTCAGTAAGGGATGTTTTGAACTTAACTATACTGTGATAGTCGCTAAGTGAAATTCCGTAATCTTTTGCATCTCGTGGATTCCATCGTATCAAACATTTTATACACTTTTCGGATGAAGTTTGCTCAAATCCAATTCCATTGCACCACGGACATTTTCTGCCACGACTAAATGGTCGTGGACCACCAGCACGATAGATTCCCGTCGACCTATTTCTTATTGAATCAAAAGTACAGTTGCGACAAGATGTCCTTATTGGATCAAATTGAAGAAGAACATTTTTACCAAGTTGATTAATTAGAGAGTCTATTCTTGACTGGTAGATATCGATAATGTCGTCCCCTATTTGTATTGCGACACTTGGATCTAACACTGGACACGATCCCGGATCTTTGGGCTCAAGACCTGCTACAAATAATGTCATGTTATTGTCTACAGCCATCTATATCAACTCCCAAAAACTAATACAGTACCTACTTTGTCTTAGTCCTACCGGAATCGGATTTCTAATTAGTCTAACTCTTGCGATAGTCGTGCCAATTTCTTGATAGTCAACTATTGCTGTTCTTGCACGCACAATATCGTCTGCTTCTGTCGAGAAAGTCTTAATTCGTACAACTGACTTATAGTTCTCTAGCGAGATTCCGTATTTTTCAGAATCACGAGGATTCCATTTTATAAGCGCTTCTATACATCTGGTCGCCTGTGTTTCTTCGAACCCCTTGCCTTTGCACCATGGGCACTGCCTACTTCTTGTGAACGGACGTGGTCCACCTGTCTTATAAATTCCAGTAGACCTGTTTCTTATTGGGTCGAAGATACAGTTCGAACATGGTTGTCTAACTGGATCAAATTCTAGCAAAACGCTTTTTCCAAGCTGATTAATGAGGGCATCTATTCTTGTCTGATATATATTGACAACTTCGTTTGTTATCTGCAAAGACGCAGATGCATCAAGTGCTGGACAAGCTAGTGCTGGAAGTGGTTCTATTCCGTTAACAAAGAGATCTAGTATTCCACTGGTTTGGCCACTAACAACTATAATTCCAGAACCATCTACGAAAAGCGGTAAGTTATTTGTTGATTGAGCAGCACCACCAGTCAAGATAAGATCTATTGTTCCACTACTTGTATCCATTCCATGTTCTGTCAGGTTCACAATTCCACTCGACACGTCTGCTCCTTCAACAAACATGTCTGTGGAACCACTTACTGACTCATAACTATTTATAACGAGATCTATTGTATTAGAAGAGTATTCGTGACTCATTATTGTTAGATCTAATACACCTGAAGAGTTTTGTATATTCGACAATCCGTCAACAAACAGATCGGTACTTCCACTAAGTGGTTGATAACCGAAAGATACAAGATCTATAGTACCGCTCGGTTTTCCCGTTATATGAAGAGACATTGAACGACTAAGGAGATTGATACTTGATATGAACAAGGTAATATCATTAGTCGTTGTTGCTATTCCAGATATCGCAAGGTCAATCGAACCAGAACTACTTGTGTGTCCAGCTATTGATACATCTAGTGTACCGCTAACCGTTTCGTTCCCAACGATCGTAAGATCAAGAGTGCCACTATTGCTTGTTATACCGTTAATATATAAATCTGAGTTTCCGCTTGCTACACCGTAACCGCTTTCAAACAAATCTATTGAGCCAGAAGGTTTTCCTGTAATAATCAGATCCATATTCTGATTGATGGTGTTTGAACTTCCAACAAACAATGAAAGATTGCCGCTAGAAACGTCTTTGCCTAATGTGTGTAGATCTAAATTGTTGTCGGATATGTTTAGGCTGCTAATAAATAACGGTATTGTTCCACTAGGTTTTCCTGTAATAGACAGATCAAAACTACCGCTTGTACTGTCATATCCAGCGGATACTAGATCTATAGAACCACTAAGGATGTTGTGTCCGAGCGCCGTGAGATTGAGCGTTCCACTAGTGTTTTGATTCCCCTCTGTAAATAAATCTATTGAACCACTGATGATTTGTTTGCCTAGCGTGTATAGATCTGTGGTACCACTTAAGCTAAAATGTCCAGCGATTGATAAGTTGACAGTACCAGAAGGAACAGTGATGTTTTCAATATACAGATTGATGTTTCCACTTTCTAATCCGTAACCAATTGTAGACAAATCGATAGACCCACTTGCCGTTTCATACCCATCTATGATAATGTCCAGATTACCAGATGTCGTTTGATATCCTTCGACATATAAGTCTCCGGATGTTGAAATTGGTATACCAGCAACTAGTCCATTTGTAAATAATGTTGTTGTACCAGATGTGGCTGTCCAAGACTGGTCTTCTGTTATATTCGTAATAATCTCGTTTGCTGTTGTTCCAACACCAATGGTTGCGCTTTGATCCATATTGGAATCACAGGTAAACTCGATTTCTACTGCCAATCTATTGTCTACATCTTCTTCTGTACGAGTCCATGATGGTGCAACAGGACTGAAAGACGTTGTAGCGACCAATGAATCCTGGGCGGTATAAGTACCTGTCTGTAAGACGGTACCAGCACTATCCAACCTTACGCACCTTGCACGAGCCAGTATTTTGTTGTTACCTACATCAATCTCTACCTCGACAGTCCATGTGCCGCCACTTTCCCATAGCTCGCTATTAGGAGTACCACTTGGTGTTATAAAACCACCGGTAGTGACTTGTGCTGCTGTCAATGCAATTGTTATGCCTGTATCCGTACCTGTTCCGCTTGACAGAACCTTATTGAATTCTGCAAATGGCGATAAATCGGAGTTAGTTGTCTTCTGAATGTATGTTGGCACTTATATCAACTCCCAAAAACTGACACAATATCTGTCTTCCCGTAAGCCAACAGGCACTGGCCCACGAATAAGTCTGCATGTTAATCTCAAAACAACAGATTGTTCGTCGTCAATAATAGCAAACTTAGCTCTTGATATCTCGTCTGCGTAAATAAGCAATGTTTTTACTCTGACAATACCATTGTGATCAGATACTGAAATTCCATAGTCTTTCATTTCGCGCGGTTGCCATTTGATTAATCCCTTTATACATTTCTGTCTTTGGGTTTCTTCAAATCCTCTTCCTTTACACCATGGACATTGTCTACCCCTTCTAAATGGTCTTGGGCCACCAGATTTGTAGATACCGGCAGATCTTTGTCGAATAGAATCAAATACACAGTTGGGACACTCTGTTCTTGTTGGATCAAACTCAAGTATTATGTCTTTTCCAAGTTGGTTAATCAACGCGTCAATTCTTGATTGATAAATATCTATTATGGTGCTATCTATTTGTAGCGGTAGAGTTGGATCTAGGATCGGACACGAGACAGGTGGTTTTGGCTCAATACCATTGACAAATAGATCTATGTCGTTGTTGATTCCAACAATGCCGTCGGTGAATAATGTTATTGAACCACTTTCCGGGAATATACCAGACCCCTCGACAAATAGCGTCATTTCACCACTGACATCTATTGAGACACCAGAGATGAAAATATCCATGCTTCCGCTACTTGTTTCGTGACCACCTATGTTAAGATCAATCGATCCAGACACATCACTGTGTCCGTTTATAAACAGATCCAGATCACCAGAAGCAGACCTATTTCCTATTGTTAGCAGATCTACTGTTCCGCTAGACGTATCTAATCCGAGAACCGTAAGATCCGTTGTACCAGATGCAGTTTCATGTCCTGTTGTTGTCAAGTCGATAGAGCCACTTGCTGTGTCGTAGCCATGACTGAACAGATCAATGGAGCCTGACGCGGTATCTTGTCCGTTTATAAATAAGTCTATCGATCCAGATGAAAGAACTGAACCGCCAACATACAGATCTGTATTTCCGCTAGATGTTTGATAACCACGAACGAACAAATCTATATTACCGCTGGAAGTATCATATCCTTTGGCAACAAGATCTATATTTCCACTTGCAAGTTCGTGGCCCTGTTCAAAGAGATCTATTGTTCCGGACGGCTTACCAGCCACAAACAATGAAAGATTCTCACTAACGATATTAAGACTGCTGATAAACAGTGGGATTGTTCCACTAGGTTTACCAGCAATTACTAGACTAATATCTCCAGAGGCATTGTTTTGTCCAGCAATAGATAGATCTATATTCCCGCTTGCTGTGTCTTGTCCGCTTATAAACAGATCGACCGTTCCACTAGCTTGCTGTCGACCTTCTATAAAAAGATCTAATGAACCACTGGCATTCTGATGTCCGTGAATAAATAGATCAACAGAACCACTGGCTGTATTATGTCCGTTAACGAATAAATCAACTGTTCCGCTCGCAGTATCGTGTCCGTTAACAAATAGATCGATGTTTCCAGAAGGCAACCCGGCAATAAATAGGTCAACAAAACCACTTGCTGATTCATGTCCGTGTTCAAATAGGTCTATTGATCCAGACGGTTTACCTGCTATGAACAAATTGAGATTGTTACTGGCGAGATTTAAACTGCTTATGAACAGAGGTATAGTGCCACTTGGTTTGCCAGCTATAAACAGGCTTATGTCGCCACTTGATGGTTGGTGTCCTGCTACAAATAGGTCTACTGATCCGCTAGCTGTTTCTTTGCCGGAAACAAATAGGTTTAATGTGTTGCTATATGATACATGGCCGTTAACAAACAGGTCTATCGAACCACTGGCAATTTCATGCCCAGCGGTGAACAGATCTATATTGCCGGATGGTAGACCAGCAATAAACAGGTCTATGTTACCGCTTGATGTTTCGTGTCCTTGCTCAAATAAATCTATTGATCCAGACGGCTTGCCTGCTATAAAGAGATTCAAGTTTTGGCTAGCTACATTCAGACTGCTAATGAATAGAGGAATAGTACCGCTTGGCTTACCGGCTATGAATAGTGTGATATCCCCACTGGCGGTATTGTGTCCGTTTACATATAGGTCAACAGAACCGCTTGCTGTATCCTGACCGCCAACAAATAGGTCTATATTGCCACTCGCCGTATCATGGCCATTCACATATAGATCTACGCTTCCGCTTGCGGAACCTTGGCCAGACACGAAAAGATCTATGAGGCCGCTTGCTGTATCTTTGCCGGAAATAGATAGATCGAGAGATCCGCTGGCCGTATCTTGTCCACCAACAAAAAGATCGATTGATCCACTAGCTGAATCGTGCCCATTGATGTAAAGATCTAGACTTCCGCTTGCAGTGTCTTGTCCAGCAATAAACAGGTCTAATGTGCCACTCGCAGTATCGTGGCCTTGAACATATAGATCTATACTGCCAGAAACCAAGACTTCAGCAAGACCAGCAATAAATAGATCAACTTTGTCAAGCGTGTCATCAAGATCGATTCCTGCTGGTCCCTGAAGTGGCGCGCGGCGTATATCGACTATACCAGACGAACCAATAGCCAATTTGCTTACTTCACCCTCTATGTTGTTAGTGAAATAAGCGTTCTGGACAAGTGCGTCCAAAACCAAATACAGAGGATCATTTATGCCAGACGCCAACGTTTCAATACTAGACCCATCTAGATTAGATCTCTGTATTGTGTTTAATGTTGTGTCTGTCCAGTATAGCTTGTTATTGAATTTGTCAACTTTAAGTCCGTAAGGAGTATTCAATCCGCTAGTAATTATTGTGTGATTCGATCCATCGAGATCAGAACGTTCTATTGTTCCACTAGCACTATCTGTCCAATACAGATATCCAGACGATTCAAATATGTCTATTCCACGAGGCTGACCTATACCATCAGAACTGTCTAAAAGCGTTGTAAAGTTAGATCCGTCTGTGTTGACTCTGTTTATTTGGCTAGTACCAGTATCAGCAAAATATAGATATCCGCTTGTGGCATCGATTGTGAGTCCGCGAATCCCTGAGATACCGGTATTAAGAACTACCTGTGGATCACTGCCATCGAAATTACAAGACTTGATATCCTGGGCTATTACGTCTCCCCAGTAAACTCTCCTGTTGATTTTGTCTAATATGAGACCCTCTGGATAAACAATGTCTCCTAATGAACCAGACACAAATAAATCAATAGATCCAGATTCAGATGGTGGTGCGACGCCGCTAATGTAAAGGCTTATATTTCCGCTTGATGGTTCAGCTAGTGTTACTCCGGACACAAATAGATCTATTGTACCGCTTACAAAATCATTGCCTGTTACGGATAAGTCGATTGTTCCACTAGCTGATTCGTGTCCATGTTCAAAAAGATTGATGCTTCCGCTTGTTATTTCATATCCAGCAACAAAGATATCGAGTGTTCCACTGGATTGTTCAAATGCGCTTAAATATAGATCTGTATTTCCGCTTGCTGTATTAGATCCCGCGACAAACAGACTTGTGTTACCACTAGCGTTTGTGTATCCTTCTATGAACAGATCTATGTTGTTGCTCGACAAATTTAGACTACTGATAAATAATGGAATAGTCCCACTGGGTTTTCCGGCTATAAATAAACCTATGTCACCACTTACTGTTTGTTTTCCGTCGACAAATAGATTGATTGTTCCGCTAGACAAGGAGTGACCAACTGATAGCAGATCTACACTACCGCTTGATTGATTACTTCCAAGCACAAACAAGTCTAGCGTTCCACTGGACTGTTCGTTGCCAGCAACAAACAAGCTTAGTGACCCACTAATAGAATCGTATCCAGTGGTATATAAATTTAGTGTTCCGCTAGCTACGTCTTTGCCGTTTGCGTATAAGTCTATATTTCCACTGCTTGTCGTATGTCCATCAACAAACAATGTCGCATTACCGCTGATAGCCGTAGCACCAGCAGAACCATTAATGAATAGATCTATGGAGCCGCTAGCAGTTCCTGCTCCATTAATTGACAGGTCCAAAGATCCGCTTGCGGTATTACTACTTAATGTAAACAGGGTTACAGAGCCTGATGCTTGTGGAGCCACGCCACTTACATAAAGATCCAGAACGCCGCTTTGTTGTTCGTGACCGTGAATAAATGAATCTATCGATCCACTTGCTGTATCATAACCACTTAAGTATAAATTTATGTTTCCACTTGATGTCTGATGTCCAGTAGTCGATAAGTCTATTGACCCACTAGAACTATCATAACCATGGGAATATAGATCTATTGAACCACTAGCTACATCGTATCCGGAAGTAAATAGATCAAGTGAACCACTAGCATTTGCCGAACTAGAAACAAACAGATCTAATGAACCACTGGCTGTTGTATATCCATTGACAAAAAGATCTATATTTCCAGACGCAGAAGATGAACTGCTAACATTTTCCGTTATATTAGCTGTTGTTTTATCTATAACGGTACCCGTGGCAAGTTCAGCAGTTTGGCTCATACTGCTTCCGTTTGCCCACTCTATTTCTATCGCAAGTCTATTGCCAGCATCTTCTTCTGATCTTGTCCAGGATGGAACAGAAGGAGTAAAGGTCATAGATGAACTTAATCCTTGTGGAGATGTATAAGTTCCTACCTGTAAAACATTTCCAGCACTGTCTAGTCTGACGCACCTTACTCGTGCGTCAATCTGCATATTTGCAGTATCAAAGTTTAAGTCAACGGTCCATGTTCCAGTATTTTCCCAGAAATCACTATTTGGGAAACCGCTTGGGGTTATGAATCCACCTGTTACAACTTGACTACCAGTAAGTGAAATTGTTATAAATGTATCCGTACCGGTATTGCCTTTGAAAACCTTGTTGAACAAGGAAAACGGCGTTGCATCCGAATTGGTTTCTTGATAAACGTAGATCGCCATTTAAGCTACCCGTACAGTTCCTGTAAATTCGATCCATCAATGTTCATGATAAATATCTTACCAAGTATTGATTCTGCAAAATACAGCTTGTTTGACGCTGTTGATTCATGCCCGTGAACAAAAAGATTCACAACACCAGATTCAAGTCCGTTACCATCAACGAACAGATCTATTGTTCCAGATGGTAATCCATTAATAAACAGATCTATATTGCCGCTAGACGGTTCATGTCCCTGTTCGAATAGATAGATGGTGCCAGATGGTTTTCCAGCAATAAAAAGATTGATGTTATTACTTGAAAGATTTAGGCTACTGATGAATAATGGAATTGTTCCACTTGGCTTACCAATTATTGTCAGCGTTATGTCACCGCTAATACTCTGGTGTCCAGCGCCATAAAGATCTATTGATCCGCTTGATGTATCAAAGCCGCCAACAAAGAGATCTAATGAACCACTAGATATGTTGTTTCCGTTGATAAACAAATCAACAGAACCACTGGCAACATCATACCCCTGTTCAAAAAGAGATAGTGTGCCGCTAGCATTATTTAGCCCACCAACAAATAAGTCGACGCTACCACTAGACGTGTCATAGCCGCCAACAAATAGATCTGTGGAACCGCTGATACTGTTGTGTCCAGCAACAAACAGGTCAAGAGAACCGCTAGATGGTACGTCCCCGTCTATAAACAGATCAATGGAACCGCTAGAAGTGTCATGCCCGCGTACTGATAGGTCTATTGTTCCGCTAGCTGATTCGTGACCTTGTTCAAATAGGTCTATGTTACCACTGACGGTTATATGTCCGTCTGCGAAAAGATTCAACGTATTACTAGATGAATCTTGGCTACTAACAAATAACGTTAAAGATCCACTTGCAGAGTCTGACCCAAAAGCATATAAATCTACAATGCCACTTTCGATGTTTTTGCCAGCAACAAAAAGATCGAGAGAGCCACTTGCAACATCGTATCCATGTTCAAAAAGATCTATTTGACCAGAAGGCTTACCGGTGATTACTAGATCTATTGATCCACTAGACTGTTGATGTCCGTCTGTGAATAAATCTAAAGTTCCGCTAGCTTGATCATAACCAGACGTAAACAGGTCTAATGCGCCACTCGCTGATCTATGACCACCAACTGTGAAATCCAAGGTTCCGCTTGAGTCTTGATGCCCAGCGACAAACAATGGGAATGCAGTTGTATCAATTATAAATCCATCCAACAAAGATGAATTCTTTTGTGGATGGAAAAACATAAACGTTTCTATGTTAGATCCGTCCATGTTCGAACGAAGTATCAAATTGTCTGTTAGGTCATTCCAATAGATCTTTCGTGCGACAGTATCGAGTTCCATTCTGTTGGGCAAAGTTGTATCAGTTGACGATATTATTGTCTCTATGTTGCTTCCATTTAAATCCGATCTATATATTTGTTTCGTTGTTTGATCAATCCAGTACATCTTTGAGTCTACTGGATCTATTGCTATCGCTGTGGTGTTTCCATTTAATCCAGAGGACGATGGTATTATGGTTGTTGTGTTTCCACCGGAAAGATTGCAACGACGAATCAAATCGCTTTGTACATCTGAGTAGTAAAGTCTGTCATTAACTTCATCAACAGCTATCGCACCGGGACGAGGCAAACCGCTTACTATCACAGTTCTGTTTGTTCCATCTAGGTCCGATCTCTCAATCAAACCATTGATGAATGCATCTGCCCAGAACAGAAAACCGCTTGCATTATGTATTCCAATGTATTTCGGAAAAGTAAAACTACCAGACACTAAAACTGTTTTATTTTCTCCATCTTTGTCTGTGGTAAATATATTGTCTGTTGCTCCAAAAGCATCAACGATAAATAGATCTTGATCTGGAGACGATATGTCTATGTCGAGGAAATCTACTCCGCTTCCGTCAAGAATAAAGTTGTATCCATTGCCGTCAGTAAATGTTCGTCTAACTTCTCTTCCATATTCTGTCGTAAAATAGATTGCCCCATAGTTTTTGATTGAATCATGACCAACGACAAACAATGTCGTTGTTCCAGACGAATCTATGTGACCGTCAACAAACAGATCTATACTACCAGAAGACGTATTGTGCGCGTTGACATACAAATCCAAAGATCCACTTGCAGGACTGTATCCTTCTATGAATAGATCTATGTTCCCAGACGAAATAGTGGAGCCTTCGACACCTTCTGTAAACAAAGTAATGTTTCCAGATTCCTGTAGGTGTCCATGGGCGAATAAGTCTAGGGATCTAAGCGGATCAACAGTTATGCCAAATGGATCAAAATCCGTTGCATTTGTATATATTGTCTCAAGGCCGGTTCCATCTGTATTTCCGCGAGCAACTTTTTGGTCGCCTATTTGATCGTCGTCTGTCCAATAAATTTTCTTATCAGCAGTATCGACATGTATTCCAAATGCATCGCGGACATTTCCAACAAAAATATTTTCTGAATTGCTAACGCCATCCAGATCCGTTTTTGTTATGTACAGGATTGTTTGTCTAAACAATTTTCGTTCTATTGGGTCTATAGCTATAGAATATGTGTCTGAGAATAGACCTGTAGCAACAATCTCTGTCGAAACAAATTCGTAATCCGTTTTTGATATCACGCCGCTACTACGATCTAGCCAATATATTTCTTCGGCAAGTGAATCAAAAGCAAGTGATTCGACATCATCGTACACTCCAGAATACATGACTTCTGGATTAGTCCCGTCAACGTTACATCGAAGAACTCTTTTTGCGCCTCCCGTTGAACCATCTGACCAATATATTTTTCCAAGGGACGGTATGTATATAAGTGCATCATCTACGTCGCCGGAAACAACAACGTTAGAAACTACACCGTCGTCTAGGTCAACTTTTCTTATTATGTTGGAGGCGCTATCTGCAAAATAAAGATAGCCATTATTGATATCAACCGCCATACTATGAACGGAACTACGAGAACCACCTGAAATAAATCGTTCTGGGGTATGAAATCCAAGCTGGTCAATCTCTATTGACCAAATTTGATCTTCAATATTGTCAGACCAATAGACTCTCCGCGTATTGGTACTTCTGTGACCATGAATAAATAAGTCTATATCACCGCTTCGTCGGTTTTGGGCAATGTTTGTGTCAACTCTATCGTCATTATCACTTAACCCTATAGTGAGAGTCTGCTGCATAAATTCATCGTTGTTTGAGAATTCGAATTCAACAGCAAGTCTATTGTCTACGTCTTCTTCTGCGTTATTCCATGACGGATTGACTACCGTATACGTTTTTGTCCCAGCAGTAAGTATTTTTTGTGTATTCCAGTTTCCAGTTTGTAGAACTGTTCCTGAAGAACTGACTCGTACAGCGCGACACTTTCCCCTAAGAGCAAAGTTTCCGGCACTAACGTTTAGAACTACTGTCCATGTACCACCATCTTCCCACATATCACTATTTGGAACACCTGATTCTGTTATCCATCCATGATATACAGAATCAAGCGCATTTACAATAATATTTGCACTATCGTTAGTGGTTGCATCCTTTAAGTCCCTGTTAACATCGGTGAATGGACTTAGATCAGAAGTATCCTTGTGTAACGAACCGGAAACGGATGCCACGGATATTACCTCTACTTATTACGCTGGAGGAAATACTGTGTCGTGTACCCGTGTCCAAACATCGTCTGGCGTCCATCGGCCAAACTTGCATGATCGTGGGTTGATACCAAGTTCGATATGTCTTGCTAGATCATACGAGTTAAAACTGATAATAGTGTTGTTTCTCATAATGTAATAGTCTTGTCCCATGTGTACATTTCTAGTTAAATCTGGATTGTGTTCAACAACAAACAATACACCGTACAAAGGTGCGTTTTCCCATGTCATATCTAGATCTGACACAACAGTTTCGTCGTCATAAAAGATTTGCCACAACATTATATTCCCCCTGCGCATAAAATTGCCACGCCAACACGAACGCGCCGACATGGCAAAACTACAAAACCAATTTTACCTAAAGAACGGGACACATAAATCACCTCAAACCGTTTAGTATCGGTTACTGCGATTGTATCCCAGAGACAGAGCTATACTATCAAAAAATAGTCCAACGTCACTAATTAGCGAACTAGTGTCTGGTGCTCGTGCTGGACTCATAACAGCACCACCAACAGATCCTGCTGACCGACCATCTGATTTACCAGACTGTATGTCCCATTTTAGTTTTTCATATGACGCACAGGGACCAAGCGTTATAATATCTCTATATCCCCTGAAACCAACGCTTGTATCGACCATACTGTCTCCGTCTCGAACTCTAATTCCTTGACTAACAGCTTGTCTGAAATCTCCTTGTGTTAAAATACACGCAGATTTCAAAGTAACCAATGATTGGAACATAAGATCTTGCTCTGTAACTGGATCAGGACTAATTGTTACGCCACTAACGTCTATTACATAATTGTAGTCCAATTCCACGTCTGTCTCTACAAGAATTCCAGCGGTCACAATTACTTGTTGAATATAAGCATCAGTATGTTTCTGTGGAGTATTAAGGTCGTTCACTAAAACTCTTGTCATTAAAACTAGATCATATTCCCATGCCATGACGATCACCCCTTATGGCTGTTGAACAATGTATGAGTTTGGATTACGCAAGCTTGGCATTTGACCGTCTTGGCCTTCGACAGTATAAAGAACAATGTTTCCTTCTGGAGCACTCGTTCCGCTAACGGGAACCATCCTCCAGTGAAACGGTTCTCTAACACTAGCAAGGGACGCCAATCCGCTGACTGGCCAACCATAAGCATCTGTACTGCCCATTTGGTTACAGCCGCTAGACGCCAAAGAGACTGCATTTCCATTCCGATCCCAAAGTTCTATAGAAACAGCGCCTGTTGCGTCGGGAAGTTCTCCCATCACAACATCTGGTGAACTTGGAAAATAAGGAATCTCAACTATACCACTAGCCGACATCATTGCCCTCCTTCGGAACAATAAAATCTCCCTCAAAAACCTCTCCGTTATCAGCAATCATGTTATATGTGATAGGCCCACAAATTCCTGTCGGTAGATTTATGGTCGACCACGACCACCTACCAGTATCTAGTATCTGACGACAATTTCGATCTTCTATCGATATTTCCATTCCGTCAGAATCGAACAATACAATCCCAACACTTTGTGCGTCACGCAGCAATCCTATTAAACAAGGCGATAGATCTTGGTTCATAATAAAGTCTCGTATGTTATTCATCGATCAAGTCTCCCAAAATTCTACCAGTCGCTAGTTTGATGAATAGAAGATCCGTCTCTATCTCCTGGTTTTCAAAATAGTCATGAAACTCTTGATCAGAATAATGGATAGCAGACGCAAGTTTTTTTGATCTAAGTGGAAAATTTCGTGCGTTTAATCGTTTAATGATTGTTGTTGGATGAACACCTAGCAGTTTTCCCATTTGTGAACATGAAAGACCCATGTTGTATAGACCAACAAAAACGAAATCCGGGAAAACCTGATTGGCTTCTGACCTATTTCTCGTCTCGATTCCAGAATTTTTGAGTATATGGTATATCGTCGTTTCACTTCTACCATCCATCTCTGAAATCTCTGCGCAACTATGGCGACCATGTATATACAATGTATTGATTTTGTCGACAGACAGAGCCATAAAAAGACCTTTCATAAGCTTTATACACCAATAAAAAAAGAGCGGGAGACACAAATCTCCCGCCCTTAAATTGATTGAATGCTGTCCTAGAAGCTGCCGAGAATTACCCGACGACCATCCAAAACACCGAATCCATGTTCCTGCCAGCCGTAGAAACCCTGTCGGCGTCTACGGTGAAGTGTCTCGTCTTCGAAGATCGACAGTCGTTCCTTGACAGGCATAACGAACGAGTCGTTTTCCTGTAGGTCAAGGCCGACAACGATTTCCTCGTCCGAAGCACCCATTGACAAACTTAGTGAGTCAAAGAAATCCTGGAATTCCTGTCCCACGCCTAGTTCTGTCAACTGATGGAATCTGACCCCATAGAAGCCTGATAGTGGAGCAGTCGGATCAGTATTGCCCTGTGGATCTGTCGCTAGGAAAATGGCCCGCAATGTTGCCTCGTCAATACCATCGTTTGCCGCGTCCCAATCACGCATATCCTCGAAAGCCTCTGGACTCAAAAACAGGTCTGTAAGCTGACCACGAGACTGTGTGGCACTGTTACCGCCCGCAAGACGAGTCATTGTGGTCTTCATGAGACTAACAAGACGCTTCGTAAACTGACCAGCGCTTGCATTGGCATCGAAGACCATTGGAGCACCACCAGCATAGTCGGTTCGACCAGCACCAGCAGCTATAATCGCTTGCCATCCATCCGTATTCATCTTACGGACAAAGCCAGCCTCAAGAACCTCCATGGCGCGTGCCACAATGTTCCATCGAGCCTGACGAGCATATTTGATTGGCCAGTCGATTGCGTTGGCTATATCATAGGTTCCAACCGTTACGGTGTCCCCGACGACTGCTCGTGTCGGAATAGCACCTTCTGACGGAACAACGTAGGCGATATAATTGTCAACGTTGTCGCCAGTGAAAAAGTCGATTGGATACTCAGCCGTAGCACTTGGATCGAGGACTTCGGGGGAGAAAATACCCGCGAGAATATCTCCATTCAAAAGTGCGGATCGTAGTGGAATCTGAAGTGCTTGCGCAAGAGCGCGCATGGCATCTCGTGCCACTGAAATATCAGTCGATGCAGTTCTTTTCAGAAGATCGATCTGATCCTGTGTTGGTTCTACAATCTTTCTATTCTTCATCCTCTTTCACCCCCTTAAATGTCAATAAAGACCTTAGCAAAACCGTCTGCATCCACCGTGGTCTCAAAGCGACCAATAGCTGGAGCCGCAGTTGCCTGAGTCGTACTAATCAGACCACTTGCTCCTAGGTATGCAGTACCTCCAACGGCTGGCGTACCAGTAATCTGGTCCGTAACCAGCCAACCCTTCCGCACCAGTGTCACCTTTTCGCCTGGGCGAACCTCTAGACTATCGAAGTTCTTGTAGTCCCTGGTTGTGCTGAGCGGAGGATTGACATCCTGCAACAGCACACCCTTCGGAACAGCACCAGAAGGATCGACCGCATACGAAACCACGTTTCCGCTGGCATCCATAGCTACGCCGGAACCAGACGAAACAACACTCGCAACACCGCCCTTTTCTTTGGTGTTTTGTGTGCCATCGTTGATCCAATAGTTTGCAATATCGACAAATTCATTGTAACCGCGATCTGGCTTTAGAGCCATGCTTACTCACCTCCCTCAGTTTCTGTATGTCTACCACGAGTCAAGACATGAGCTAGCGCACGAGCAGTCTCTTTTTCAGAGTCTTCTGCATCAGCGTTACCGGTAATCTCAACTTCCTCTTCAACCTCAACGTCATCCAGAACCTTAGTAGCTTCTGAAGTTTCCTTGTTGTCGTTATCGTTATCTTCCGACTGATTTGTTTCCTGTGCAGCACTATTTCCCGCATATTTTAGAACAATCTCGAAGGTCTCGGGAGACATTTCTGCCAATTCAGCCAATGCACTTTCCTCGTCCTTGATCTCTTTTAGTTCCGCAAGCTTAGCCATTCTCTCTTTGGCCATAGCAAGCTTGTTGATTGCTTCAAGTTCTGCCTTTGCCTTGTTGGCTTCAGCAACTGTCTCGTCAAGCTTCTTCTGAAGCCCGACCTTCTCGTCCTGAACAGCCTTGATTGTCTCCTTGGTTCCATCCAATTCTTTGGTTAGTTCGTCGATCTTTGCTTGGGCGGCACTGATCTTAGTCTCAAAATCCTGTGCCACTAGATCGTCCAACTTCTGCTTTACCTCGTTATGTTCGGCCTGAACTTTTTCCAAAGCAGCCTTGGCTTCATCTCTTTCAGCAATAATTGCTTCAATTTCCTTTTGATCCATGCTGTTTACACCTCCCTTCGAGATATCTGTCAACGAAACATCGTTCTCAAACACATTAGAGGCAGCAACTTTTGAAGCAGCCACCTTTATAACAGACTCAGGATTGGCTGGTTCAGATACAAAACCTTGACCACCAAAAACCAAATCCTTCAACACTCTACCAACTCTATACCCATTATATTCACCAGAACCGCGATAAATTCTCAAATGTTTTGTCAAAAAAGCAGTCGATTCATCGCGTTCGACTATCTTGGTTTCTCCTGTTTCTGGGTCTAGAAAACCATAAGCAAAATCTGGGAACAAACACTCCATAGAAACAAACATGTCTCCGCTTTTTGCTTTTTCAAGAATATCTTTGACAAGTGTTTCTCTTTCCATCAACGCCTTGTATAATACACCTGCTACTTCGATGTCAAAATCTTTTGGTATTTCGTCGCCTTCACCAAGAACTATTTCATGACCAAATTTATCAACTGCTTGGCTTTTTACTATGTGACCTAGAATAATATTGCCATCATGCATATAGTTCATTGGTTTGTGTATAGCTGTGCTTCTGGCTTTCCATAATTCGGAAGGGGTAAATATGTCGTCATTCAGATTCCATCCAGCGCTAGCAAGTATCGAAACTATAAGTGCTAGATCGGGTTGGTCCTGACCGATCAAATCTTCAACGGTCGATACATTTGCCGACATAGACTTGAGAGACGCTATCATTTTATCGAAATTAGATAGAGATGCATGCTTGATATGTGCGACAACACGAGTGGTGCCACAAATATTGTCGGCCAAACCATCTTTTCTCTCAGCGTCGTAAATACGCACTTAAACCCTCCGTTAATGATTTATACACAAAAAATATTTGAAAAGTAGTAATTTAAGACTTTTCATAACTACTTATTCCGTCTTGATTGTATAAATTTCTCAATTGATGCCTGAACTTCTAAATTTACTGAATTTTGACCATCTTGTGTAACTGTTCTTGACGCCATTCCTGCCTCGTTAGCCAAAGCCGAATCATCTTCTGGGTCTGGCAAGAAAAACTCGCGTCTTTCAGAAAGACCGTTTTCATTCTGTGTTTCGACGAGATAACTAAGGCCCAATTGTGGATCGCCATCCATGTCGATCCATTTATTAACACGAAAAGCCATTGCTGGAACAATAACTCCATCAATAGTCATAACACTTTGTCTCGTTTTTGTGTCAATAGACACATTAACCATAGCCATAATCTTATCCTCCAAGCATTTTTTGAATTTCGAACAAATCACCGGAACAAGCTTCTGATTTATGTGTTTTTAGCAAAGCCCTTGCGTGTGCCTCCAAATGTTTCTTTGCCCGACTCCTAAATCCAGAAGCCGATTCTTTTGATGGTTTTACCTGATTAACCCTTGCTAAAGCATTGCGAAGATGTGGTATATCAACAGATCCGTTTTCTGTGGAACTCTTTGCATTTTTGCTGTGGTGTGGTAAATGTCTAAATTTTTGAAGCGTTTTTCCATTTTCGTCTTTTTCAGCACCGTGTTCAACTACAAACGAAGCATCTGGGAAGCTTCTGTCGCCAAATAGTGCTTGGCCAACATGATCTAAGGCTTCCAAAAAATCTTTCTTTTTCATTTTTCACACCTAAGAACAGCCCACGTTGATGCAGCAAGAGACCTTCTTTGTCTGGCGTTTGGTTGTCGTCCCAAAATTTCTGCGTGACGCACAAGCATATCGTTGAAGCTTTCATTGAAAATACCGACTATCTTGTCATATTCAGATGAAGTTCTTTTGTAGATCAATTCCTGCGTCACTTTATCTTCCTGGTTAATAGCAGCGAGAATCGCAAATTTCATACCCTCTAATTCGTTCGTCTGGCCCTTTGTTAGAGCCCTCATGTTTTTCGCTTTGTGCTTTTCTAGATATAGAGGGTCTACTATTTTATCTATGTTCGACAATATTTCGTCTGCCATTACTTTATACACTGACAGTGTTCTTTCTGTACGTCTGTCGCGAGGACCAGTTTCTCGTCTATTAGACGGTCGTCCAGGCTCGTTGTCTCCTACATCTCGTGATTGATCGCCATTAGGGTTGTCGCCCCCGCCTCTGTCTAAAGATCCCTGTTTTAATTTTTGAAGCTCTACCTGAAATTGATGTTGTAGTTCTAGCTGTGTAACTGATCTGTAGTACGGGTTTGTCTTTTCTAGAATCTTTGGATCTTTATCTCGTATCTTCTGTTCTTCTCTGATGCGCTGTAGTTCTGTCGCAAAATTTAACCCAAAAATCTCATGGATAGCCTGATCCGAGACAATACCGCGATCAACCAGTTGTATCATCAGTTGTTTTTCAGCGGCTTCGTCTCGCAAAGACATTGTTTCAAAACTTATTGTTGGGACAGTTTTGAAACCCATAGCTTCTGCAACAAGAGCAAATTCGTTGTTCAACCACCGAATACAGCGAGATCTGACATATTCCAGTCTTTCGATCAGTGTTTTTAGCTGCACAAAAGCGGTTTCTGCGTTACGAGTAGCTAGATCGACACCACCAACAAGTGCTTCTGGGATGCCTAGCCCCTTCATGATGTCTCGGTTGACAGCCTTGTACTTTTCGTCTCCCAAAATTTTGTCTAGTGGTGGATATTCAACGACCATGTCGATCATCGAATCCCAAACTATGTCTTTTTGCCCACCACCAACGTTATACTGTAAAATATTTAATAGTCTATTAACTGCTGCTGGACTTGGAAGAATTTTTTCCTTGTGGTCCCCAAGTTTCCATATTCTTGTGACGTTGATTACTCCGTCAAGTGCGGCTAGATCGGCAAGTTTCATTTTTTCTTTAAGCATTACGTCTTCTAAAATGCCGTATAAGAAAGGGGTACCCCAATCTTCCCAGTCGTCTTTTTTGTAATAGTCTACATATGTCTTTTCTGGATTGAGAGCTACCAGTTGATTAGCCCCAGTTCTGTTGTTTTGAGCAGCAACAACTATTTCTCGTGGCAGCTTTGCTATCCATTTTTTCTCGGCATTAGTTTTGGGGCTGCGTATAGCTTCTAGGATACATGAATCAATTTTGATAGCTAGATCGTTTGCATTAAAGAACTTCCCCAGTGTTCCACCTATTTTTTCAAGTATAACTGGAGATATAAATGTATATCTCCATGGAATCTCACGTTTTTTGGTTTCCCTTCGTCGTTTTTTTACTACTTCCGGTTCTTCTGGAACTACGGCTTCTTCTAAAGACGTTAGACCAAGAACATTTATACACGAAGCCTCTGCTTGCAACATATCCTGCGCGGCTTTAGACATCTCTTTGGTCATAGATGGTGGCAAAATAGCGTTAAGCCGTCTAACAACCACATTACCGTCTCTGAGCATAAGCTTCATGAAATCATGAGCACGACTAGCCAAATCTGTACGTTTTGCCCACGATCTATAAAATCGTTCATGTGATTTTATTGGGTGTTTGATTTCCAACCCCTCTGCCGAAAAGTCAGACATGAGATCTACGATATTGCGAATCATTCCAACTTTTTTATACATAGCTTGGCATGTTGCTATAATGGCGGAATGACCTGTTGGAAGTTTTTGCTCTGGTCGTTCTTTGAGATAATCAGCTTTATTGTATCCAGATCTGGTACTAACTCTGTCTGCCACGGCGCGTTCCGCGTTGGTAAATTTAGAAGGGTATTTTTGTTCACCAACGACAATTATGTCGTCTGGAAGAGTATGTTTGTGTAAATTAACGTTGTCTTCGCCAAAAGAAGTGTAGAGAGCCTCATTATTGGGTTCCTGGGGTTTTTTTGCCATAGCGATCAATCCAATTGCAGTTCAACAACAGTCCAACAACTGTTTATACACCGCTAGAATCGATCACCCTGTTGTGTAGCCCCATAATTTGTTGGATTTGGCCCTTTGTTTTGTAGAATTGCCGCTCCAGGGCCTCTATACATCTTGTCGGTTGGGTTTACATTTTTTACCTGATTGATATTGCCAGCAACGTCTTCGTAGTCGATTTCGGTACTGTATGAGACTTCATTGTCGTAAATATATTTGTGTGCAAGAAGAAGGCTTGTGTAGCGGTCTTTGCGCAGCCTTCCTTTTCTCGAACGCCCCTCTACGGCCCCAGGCATAACAACGGTAGGGGTATCAAACCGTTCTTTTCCAGTAGCCGTTTCTGTCATCTGAATAGTACAAAGTTCGTTTTTCATTTCTTCTATATTGGCTACGTTGTCTTCGTAGGTATCGAATGTTTTTTCAAGAGCCTTTTCTGCAATTAGAGCAGCTTGCATTTTAACAGTGTCGAACGCTGGAAACAAAAGCCTTCGTGTCTCCATACTTTTATGCAGACAAACGTTAGCCTGGGCATTAAATTCCGTGCTTTGTTGGACTAAGTGAAGAATGTGTGGTCCGTCTGATTCTCCGTCTGTTTCCTTAGGATCTTCTGGGTCTATGACTTCATATATTGGAAAATCGTTCTTGCTTTGATCCAACAGCTTTTTGTTACGCAACATTTCTGATAATGGATATCCACCACCCTGGCTGTCCATTTCAATGCGTTCTGGCTTAAATAGCTTACAGATATCTCTGATCTTAGAACAACAATAGGCATAATAATCGTCTTCTGTAACAAGTCCCATAGACTTTCGTTTTTTGAAAGAACTTTTGTTGACAGACCAGCAGTATACAACTCGATAATGATTCATAAACACTTCGATAATCGTAATAGCTAAATTGTCACGTTCTGCTGCCGGGTCTATACCCATTACATACTTGTTCTTTTTTATCCCCTGCATCAGAGGGGTAAACACTACATCTCCATCAGAAGTTGATATAGGTCTTCCTGGAGCACACGTACACGATTCTATCAAACTCCTAGGAAAGAATCCATCGGAATCTTTTACAAAAACAGCACCATACTCCATTAGATATATGTTCTTTGGAAGCATAGCTTTTGCGTGAGCTAATTGTTTTGAATCCAGTAGACCTTCCTGGACATGTGTGTGCGGTATTCGTATGATTGCATAATCCTTAGTGTCAAAGTCACTTGGAATCATATTTGGACCACCAAAGATTTCAGATACTTCTTCTGGATCTCCCTTGCTACGTATTATTCGTTTCCACATATTGAAGCGTTTTGCAAAATGATTAAACTCATAGTAAGCTGTTCCCGAATAGACAATCTGGTTGCCCTTCACTTTTTGAGAAGCTATATTCTTGAGCATATTTGTTGGAATGCCAACTTTTTGTAGTTTTCTCTGAACCGCTTTATGTCGTGCTTCTTCTACGGGAGTCTTGGTTGTAGCCGCAAAACCTCTAACAACAATGTCAAATATGTCTTCTGGTATAGATGCAAATTCGTCTGCGATGACAACATTTGCTCTGAAACCCCTAATCTTTGTTCCATCGCCGAGAGGCAGAGCATATATAATACTTGCACCAATATTAAAGTAACACAGGTCGACGTTTTGTCGAGGACCGGATTTTTTACCTCCACCTAAAATACTTCTGAGAATTGGCGAATTATTCCATATGTGTTCAACGTAATTAAATACAAGCTTGGCCTGTCTTAAGCCAGCACCTACTATTACTATCTTAGATCCCTGATCCAGCAGTGCTCTCAAAACAGCATAGACAGCGAGCATATAACTCTTGCTACCACCACGAGACGCTATCAACATTGGGAAGGTTGTTTTCCACAATGTCTTGATGGTAGCCATTTGGAATGGAAACAGATCGACGTTCAACAACATCTTTGCTGTCCAGCCAATGTAATCAACATCAAGCATTTTGGAAACAACAAAACGATCTAGCGTTTGATTGCTATGTCTTACGTCGCTAAATATATGTCTGTCGATTTTCGGCAGTCTGTCTCTGTGTGGAAATAGATATCCAAGATCTTGTTCTTCTTTGTCGAATATGTGGTCAATATTGGTACCAGGAGCAAAATCAACCACTTTGCACCCACCTATCCCTTTCGAATCTAACAACTTCTTCGAATATTAGTCGCGCCATATACTTACCACAATCTCCAGCGGGAAGAATTTTGACACCATATTTGACACTAATAGACATGAGCCATTTGAACAAAGCCTTTCCTGGAACACCCTTGGTATATTGAGGTGGAGACAAACCAAGATGGTCACTTGTTATAGACGACTCGATGATTACATATGAATGTCTGATAGAAGACATTCTCTCCATCTCATTTTCAAATCTCTGTCGGTCAGAATAGTTCGCCCAAAGTTCTACAAAACCATCTTTTCGTTCAAGACTTAAAATGTCTTCGTATCCACTAAGGCTGTAATCTCCGGTATCTAGTTTCTCGATAATGGTTCCGTCGCAATGCGGGGGATACTTTCTTTCTGGTGGATGTTTATCAAATGTCCATCCATGGCCATCTTTCTCTCTGGTGTCGCGAATAACAGTGTATCTCGGCATACAAAGCCTTGGCATTATTCACCCCTACATTCATTACCGTCTATCTTGTCTGCCTCAAGCATTTCAGACAGACAGCACTTCTTGTGTTTCTTGCCACTTCCACAAAAACACGGCCAATTTCTCTGCCATTTAACTCTCTTTCGTTTAATCGGTGGAAGTTTCAAGATAGGCTCTGTTCGCGCCAATTGTTCAACACTTGGTCGCTGGTTCATACTGTTCTCCTGCTTTAGCTGCTTTCAATTTCGGTTCAAGACTCCAAATATGTAGATTAGCTAATCTTTTACCATCAATATCACATTTTTCTGCGCATTCATTCATATACAATCCACTAAAAATGGAGTGTAGTCGATTGAAATACGTGTGATTATACGCTGCATTGGTAACTGATTGAACTATTCTATCAAAACGCTTATTCGTATTAGACATCAGATCTTCTAGTAATGAAATGAATTTTGCTGGTGTATCAGCAACAAAAACGTTATTGTCAAAAACGCTAGACGCCAAAGGCATGTCGGTTATTTGCAACCCACCACACAACTGGATAGCAAACGATCTTTCGTTCAAATATGCTTGTGTTTCAATTTGTTTGGTAGAATGGAAATTGGGGGATACAATTGAGTTTCCATAATAATCACTTTTTTCTTGTTCGGAAATAAATGCTTTCCTACCGTTGATATAGAAATCGGACCACGAATCATCACCAATGATGTCATACGGTATGCCAACAAATTCAAGTCTATGTATAATTGGCATAATGTGACTTTTCATTCTGTCTCGTTTGTTTTTGAAACTACCAATAAATGACAACGGGAACGTGTTGGAAAAATGCCTTGGTTGTGGCACAAATAGGTTTCCGGCATATGGTGTATGACACATGCTTTTACCTGTGCTAACCCAATCAGACAAATATTCGTCCCATAGAGACGGTTCTATGACGGTCTTCAATAATACGTGATTCAATTTTTCGACAACCTCTATGTCAAATTGGTCTGCCTGTTCGTATGGTCCATCTATGTATAGCCCAGATTTCTTGCATGGTAAAACGTCAACAATGACTTTGATATGTTGTTCGTTGATTTTTTCGATTGGAAGCTGTTTGAGCCCATACTTGCATGTCGTAAAAATAATATCAACGTCAAACTTATCTATGACATCTTTAGTTTGAAGTTTTGTTTTGGGAGTATATACCAAGACATCAAATCCCATAGATTTTAATGCAGATCTATATCCTACCGCAACCATTCTTGATTCGTTATCGTCTTTACACATGTATAGTATCGATCTCACTAATCTTCCTCCCGTTGAACACTATCAAAATCAGTAATGATAGTATCAGTTTCACCGTCTGGGAACTCAATAGGATTCCTGAATTCATCAATCGTCTCTTCTGACGCCATTTTTGTCCACTCCGCATATCTTCCTTGTCTGTCACGCTCTGCCTGTGAATGTTGAAGCATCGCAACTAGATTGACAAAAGTGTCTTTGCCGCCTGCCAATTGTTCTAAACGATCTTTTCTGGTAGCATTAAGCTTCTTTTCCATCTTGTCTTTTTCTGAACAGAGTTTATCGTATCGGTTGTTGATTTTTTCTAACTCTTCTCTTTTAGCTGAAAGTAGATTGATTTGTGAAACAATTTCTTTCTTGGCATCGGCATCCATATCTGAAGTAATTTTATTGTTATTCAACCATACGCTTAAAGCCTGAATCTCTTCTTGTATCGTCTTCATCTTTGTCATTTGTCGTGTAACAAGAATTCTGTGCTTCAGAAAATCGTCGATTTGGAGAAATTCGCTAATTACAATATCTTCAAACTGACAACACAACCTACCGTATTCTTCTAGGTAAATAACAATCTCTTCTTCAGTCAGTTGTTTTTTCAACACTCTGTGTAAATAGCTGTTCTTAAAATCTTCTCGAAACCAAGACGCCTTTTCATCGTCTGGCATCCCTGGTGGTGGAAGAGACAACGGTTCTCGTTCTGAATCCTGTTCGTTATTTGCTGAACCCTTTTTGACACCCGTAAAACGAACGCGCGCACGCCGTATTGAT